CAGTCGTCATCGTATCATCCCCCCGGTACCGCTTGATTGCGATGATGTCACGCCCTTGGCGCACCGCGATGACCGTCGAGTCGCCGCCCGACCGGGCGGGGTCGATACCAATTACAATTGGCGCTGTTTCGTCTTTGTGTTTGGGTCGGGCAAACGCCTGATCGACCAGCGCGGGTCCAATGAACTGATCGTCGCCTGCGCTTGGAAATTCCCCGTACACCTCGACCTTGGCCTGTATCGAGTCTTCGCCGTACTCCGCAATGATCTGCTCGTACACCTGTTTGTCGGTGTCCTCGACGTCGCGGGCGTCGATGTTCTCGGTCGACCAAAAGTCGCGCTTCGAGTTGAAGCATTCGAAGAAGTAGCCTTGGTTGCGGCGCGGATTGGAAAAGGCAAACCAGAACCTGTGCGGCGTGTTTTCTGTAAAGAAGCCTGCGGCCACCTGCCAGATCGAGTCTGGAATACCAGACGCCTCATCGAAGATCAAACACACGCCGTCCAGGTTGTGCAGACCGGCGTAAGCGTCCGGATTCTCTTCCGACCACAGACGCCCCTCGATTGACCAGAAGCGCGTGCCCTTCTTCAAGTCCCGCTCGACGATCTCCGCCAGCCACTTAGCCGGCGCAACTTTGGTCGCGCTGATCTCAAACCAATGGCTGTTGATCATCATCGCCAGCCACTTGGTAATCTCTGACCAAGTGATACTGCGGAGCTGGGCCTCACTGTTGGCCGACACAATTGTCGTCGAGCCTATGCGCGTCGAAAGCATCCACAGCACAAGCCAACTAACTAGCGCCGACTTACCAATCCCCCGGCCTGACGCAACCGCTAGCCGGAAGACGTTATAGTCGACCCGACCGCCGTTGTCTTTGATGTGCTGCGTGATCTTCCGCAACACCTGACGCTGCCACTTGCGTGGGCCTTTGTAGTTGGCTAGTGGCGTGCCGTGTTGCCCCCACGGGAACGCAAAGTTCACAAACGCCTCCGGGTCGTCTTTGATGCGCGGCTGCCAGAGCCGCGTCATCAAGAGCATTTCATCAGAGGCGTTGTAGATCGGCTGCTGCAAGTGTTGGCTCCAGTCGTTCTGTTACCTGTACGTCGATGACGCGCTGCTCTGCTTTTTCAAGCGCAGATATTACGCTGATCTGCTGCGCCACGTCGATTTGCACCTGCTGCTTAGCCACCCAATCGTGTCTGTGACGAAGAATTTCTAGCGCCGCTTTGGTGTCGCCCGAAAGCGCGGCGTCCATCATCACAGCCGCAAGCGCCCCTTCTGCGTCAGCGCGTCCCTTTTGTTCTGCCATTTCGGCGATTGGGTCCATCTCGCACAGACGCCGATACTCGGTCGGCAACATGCCGGCTTTCAACGCCAGCGAGTCACCCTTTAGACCCAACTTGGCAGCCTCGTAGATGCGCTGCAAGCGCGCCTCGGTCGCCTCTAGTTTGCGCGCGGTGAGCGGCAAGGATTGGAAGGTCATGGCCAGATGGTGTGCTGCAAATAGTGTTACAAATAATTATAGCATTTTGCAAAAAATTTGTGCGACCTCTCCGTTTTTGACCGGCCCGGTCGCCGGCCCTCACCGGGGGCTCTCACCCACGCGGTTCCGATCCGCCAGCCCGCCAGCCCGCCCGCCTCGCTGGGTGGCGTGGGGTAGCACCCCGTCAATTGGTAGCCCGTTGGGTAGCGTGGGGTAGCGCCCCACTAGTCGACAAGCGCTTGCCTAGGGTTACCTGATGTTGGAAATGTGGGCAGGGTGGGGCAGCCCAAAAGCAAAGCGCTCATGCGGTTTGCGTGGGGTGCCCCATGCCACCCGGCTGTTGGCGCGGGGCTGTCGGCGCGGGGATTGTGGGGTGGTTGGGGTAGCTGGGGCACCCCCCTAAAAAAAGTCCCTATAATTTACACTACTGTATATATATACAGTATAAACACAAAACATTTTTTAGATATTACCTACTACCCCACACTACCCCGCTCGAGGGGCACGCCTACATCCAGCGCCGCCCACGCCCCTAACCCACACGCGCCCCACCTCACCCACGTCACAAGACTTGTCGCGCTCTGCTACACGTTTTGCGTGGGGTAGTGAAAAACGATACAAACTTTAGAGCATGGCTTGACACTGCTATAAATCTTGTGGCAAGATGTCGCCATGCGCTCGCGTGAGCGCGTCAACAACCTGGAGCAAACGACATGACACGCTCGCAAATCATCCACGCCTTGCACGCCTTCATCGAATCACGCCCTGGATTCGATCCGGCGAACTACGCCGGCGCGCCCGAGGCATACCGAGCAGACTCTCGCCGCGCCTTGCGGCACTTGCATGACGCTCGCGCCATGCTGAAAGCGATCGGCTGGCGCGACAGTATCAGCGCCGACGATATCGCCCGCGCCAAGCACCATCGAATCGATTTCGTGCCGGCTGGCAACGTGGTACGTGTCGACTACACCACGGGTCAGTATTACCCGATTGAGTACCGCGCAGCGGCATGCGCCACGCTCGCCGCGACCCTGTGGGATTACTTCCGCGAGACGTGCGGCGCCAAGACTGCCGACGATATCCGGCGCATGGCGCGCATGGAACTCGGGCGCTCGCTCGCTGGCCGTTGGTTTCGTTGAAAGGGGCTGATCATGTGGTGGACAGAATCACTAGGCCGAATCGAACTCAACATTACGAAAGCACAAGCCGCTTCGTGCGCTCACATGGGTTCCTGCGATGCTGATATCGCAATCCTTCGAACTGTCCCGGCAATCCGGCGACAACTAAATAAGCTAGACCCTGATTTAGTGCGCGATGCCTTGAAAGAATACGGCGCATGGAATCTAACCGAAATGTCAGACCATGACGCTAACCTTTCCCGCTTGCTCTGGATTGCATGCTGCGACATTACAGAAGGACGTTAACCATGCCCTCAAACCTCATCGAATGGACCCTTTTTCTCATCGCCGGTATCGCGCTCGGTTGCGCGCTCTTTTTTGGATTATCAGCATGAAAACCCTTCGAAGCTTTGCTGAGATCCCGCCTCACGCCAAATTCATCGGCGCGTCTTGGTATGACGGGTTTATTGCGCCGTCGATCCAAGACGAAATCGAGCGGGCCATTGAACCCGCTCGAGTTCGCGCGCCGGACGGATCAATGCTCTACTTTGAACTGGCGCGCGAATGATCGCGGCCATTTTAGTCGGTCTGCTAGTCGCCGTGCTGGCCGTCGCCTTGCGACTCTAACCCTTCCCACAAACAATCAGGGCGCCCGAAGGCGCCCTTTTTTATTTGACGGCGCGCAAGGCGCCGCCGCCCGGCGGGCGCTCCGACAATCGCCTCAGTTCAGCCTTGCCCAGCTCGGCCAAGTCAGGCGCGCAGTACAGATGACGTTTCGTGGGATGCTCGCGCGAGTGACACATTCCGCAGTCGAGCCATCCGGCCTCAGCCAGCGCGTGAAACAGTGCCGACACGGGTACCCGCGCCCCGGACGGCGCTAACGCGCTCAGGCGCCCGCAAAGTTCTTGCCAAGGGGCAGACACCACGCCCGAGGAAAACTCGCCTATACGGCCCCTGATCAACTCCAAAAGGTACGATTCCACGGGTGACATGCCCGCCTCGGTCATCATCCGCTTCGCCTCGGTCACCATAGGCGTCGCGCCAGGCTCGAACGCGCTCACGTCCCGAGCGCGCAGGTAGCCCGCGACTGCTTCACGTCCGCCCACCAGATACCACGCCCACAGCGCCGACGATTCCGCCTCGGTCATACGGGGCGCCGACGTCCAGATGACGAACCAACGCCGATCGTCACTAGGCAACGCGATCGGGATGCGCTCATTCGAGAATGCGATCACCAACAACCGATTTGCGCTCATGTACGGCGCAAGAAACTTGCGATTGACGGGCAACACCTCGGGCGGCGCGGCCAGTAAAGGCTTCAATTGATTCTCAAGCGCGCGACGGTCTTTGGCCTCGGCCTGGCGCAATTCGTTGACCACCAGCACCTCAGACTCGAGCGCATAGCCCCACGATGACGTCACCTCCTCGTTCCGCACCAGCGCCACGTTCCCGAGGTCTTTGCCACCGATCGCGTACAGGAAAGGGGCGAATAGCGAATCTTTACCGCAACCCGGCACGCCCGCGAACAAGATACCGTGATTGACCTTGACACGCGGATGCTGAACTTTAAAGGCCAAGACAGTTAGTAAGTGCTCACGTTCACGAACATCCGGTACCAGGCGCTCGACGTGCGCGAGCCACGGCGACACGTCACCAGATCGGCCCTCGGGGCGCGCGTCACGCCAACGGTTACCGAATGCAAGGCCATCACGGGCGCAAACGATCGTCTCGCCCGCAGCGTAGGTCAGCCCCGCCAGCACTCGAGCGCCCATGGCCTGTCGGTTCTCATCAAAGCTAATAGACGCTTCGACCCGGCGCTTCTTCGCGCCCGTGGCGTGCACCGACCAGCACGTCACATGCCGGTACAGCGCGTTGAAGGTCTGGCGCGTTAGTTCTCGACGCTCGATCAGGTCAAAGTAGCAGTCCCCGTCCGCGACGTAGGCGTACCGTTCGAACCACTCGGCCTTCTCTAACCGTCCGGCCTCCCGGCGCTCGACCTCGGCCACCACCGCCGCCGCAGCGTCAGGGTAATCTTCGGTCGGCGTCAGGCGCGACATGACCTCGGCCATCTTGGCCGTCAGCAACTCGTCCCGCAAGCCCGGCGTATGCTTTGGCCCACCTTGCTCTGCGACCCACGCGAGGAACCGGGCGCTGTCCCAGTCGCCACAATGGCCGTGATAACAACAATACGCGCGCGTGAGGCCCAGATACCGGCCCTCGGGGTTCCCGTCGCTATGGTCGGCGCTGTTAGGGCAGACGACCCCAGCCCAGCCCTCCGGGTTCGGGCGCGACAGCACCAGACCCTGCGCCGACAGCCACGCGAGCACGTCATCAGCCCCGTCGTCCGACAGGCGCACGGGCCGCACGCCCGCGCTGTCGTCCGGGCCTGGGTCGACGCCCAGAGCGGCGCAAAGGTCCGGCAGGCGATAGACCCGCTCGGGGTGGAA